CTGCCTTCACCGTGGCCACGGCGTCGTGCTGCTCGGCCAGCCGCGTCAGCAGGTTGATGTCGCTTTCGCTGGTCTGGTCCAGGTGGGTGACAGGGCGCTTGGCCAGCCAGGCGGGCACCGCCGGGGTAAGGCTGTTTTCCTTGGCGATGGTGGCCACCAGCTGGCCGATGGTGGTCTGGTGCCAGCTGCGCTCTTTCTTGGCGGCAATGCCGGCGCGCAGGTCGGTGGCGCGGGCGCGGATGGTGAGGGTATCCGGGCTGCCGCTGTGTTCTACCTCGTCCACCACGTAGCTGCCCTTGTCCACCAGTGGCTGGCCGTGCCAGCCGATGGCGCACGTCAGCCGGGCGCCGCGTGGCGGTATGTCCAGCTTGCCGTCAGCGTCGTCCAGTACCAGGTCCAGCTGGTCGGCCTCAAAGCCGCGGTTGTCGGTAAGCGTCAGGCTCATCAGGCGTGACGATAGCGCGGCCAGGGGGCGGCCTTCCATGCTGATCTGCCACGCCGGGCGCAACATGGCCAGCCCGCCGCCTACGCCGTCCAGGTTGGCCGCATCGCCCAGCAGCTGGCGGGCGCTGTCCAGTGCGGCGTCAAAGTCGCTCAGGTTCATAGCACCAGCTCCATGATGCTGCGGGTAATGGCGCCGATGGCGTCCAGCATGCCGATGTCGTCTACCCGCTTCAGCGTCAGCGTAAAGTCGATACGGCGCGCCTTGCCGTCGCTGAAAAACTCGGTGCGGCCTTCGGATAGCTTCTCGATGGCGTACCAGCCATACACCATGCCGGTTCCCTCGATCAGCGGCCAGACTTTGCCCTGGCTGGCCATGAGCTTGATCATGGCCAGGCTCATGTCGCCGCCGGTCAGCTCGGGCAGCAGCACGCCGGACAGGGTGATGGTTTCTTCGTCCGGCCCCGTGTACTGGTAGGCGGCGCGGCGGCCTACGCGGGCATTGCTGGCCAGCCGCCAGCCCATTTCGCGCTGCAGTTGCTGGTAGGGCAGGGTGTCCAGGGTGAACACAAACATGCCCAGGGTGAGCATTGGCATATCCATTAGTCACTATCCCCCAGGCGGCTGCGACGGCGGGCGCTGGCTTCGCGCTCGCGGCGGTCCAGCTCTGCCGCCACCAGGCGCGCCAGTTGTGTTTCGTTCATGCCGGGCGCGGCGTGAATCTGGATGTGGTAGACGGGCGCGGCTGCCGGTGCGGCTGCCTGGCGCTGTGCGGCTACCGGCGGGCGGGTGTCGATGGGCACGGCGGCGGCGGGCTGCAGGGCCATGCCACCGGCCAGTGCAGTGGTGGCGGTGAGGCGGCCCAGGCTAGCCGGCATGGCAGCCTTGGCGCGCTCGGTGAGCTTGCCGGCCAGCTGCGTGATGCTGGCCAGCGGCTGGCCGGCGCCCTTGTCCAGGCCAATGCCCAAGCCTTCCATCGTCCAGCCGCCCAGCTGGGCAAATACCCGGCTGGGGCTGTGGATGCCCAATTTTTCCTTGAACCACGCAATGGTGCTTTCACCGGCACCCGTGATGGCGGCTTTGACGCGGGTCAGCCCGTTGGCGATGCCAAGCACAAGGCCGTCCATCATGTGGCCGCCAAAGGCGACAAACGCCGCCGGCAGCCCCTGGAACCAGCCCAGCAAGCTGGCGGCGCTGTCTTTGATGTACTGCCACGTAGCGGCGAACTTCGGCCCGATGGTGGCCCAGTTCTGCCACAGCATGATGGCGGCGCCACCTATGATGGTGACAATCAGCCCGACAGGGTTGGTCAGCATCAGCCGGAACACAAAGGCCATGATGCGGCCAACCATCCCCATGGCGCTGCCCAGGCGCCCCATGACGCCGATGCCGCTGGTAAAGCTGGCCAGCACCATGGATACCGCAAAGCGGGTAGCGATAAAAGGCCCGATGATGCCGGCCACGGCCAGCAGCAGGCCGCCCAGCACGGTGGTGATAATGGCCGCCGCAGCTGCCGCCTTCATCAGCGTAGCCGCCAGCTGCGGGTTGGCCGCCGTCCAGGCGCTGATGCTTTTCAGCACGCCACTGATGGCGGTCATTGCCTCGATGGCAGGGGCGCGCAGGCTTTCGCCCAGCGCGGCCTTGGCGTTGAACAGGGTGTTTTGGGCTATCTGGTACTTGGCGGAAAGCGTGTCGTTCTTGGCGTCGCCCTCGCGCTGCATGCTGCCTTTGGCTTTTTGCTCGTTTACCAGCGCCAGCTGCTTGCGGTACTCGCCCAGGTTGTCGGCCAGCTTGGCCGCGTCGTCGCCGTACTCTTTGCCGAACAGGTCTACCACCACGCCCATGCGCTGGGTGGCGGGTAGCTTCTTCACCGCTTCCATCACTTGCAGAATGGTGCCGGTGCTGTCTTTGGCCATGTCGGCCTGTACCTTCTTGGCGTTCAGACCCAGCGCCTGCAGCCCGGCCTGGAAGCGCTTTGGCTGCTTTTCGGCTATGGCCAGCTCGCGCACCATGGCCTTGGTAGCGGTGGCGGCCACTTCGGACGACGCGCCCAGGCTCAGGAAGGTACTACCCAGCGCGGCGGCTTCCTTGTAGCTCATGCTGCCGGTGCTGCCGGCAATGCGCTGCATTACCTCGATAATGTCGGCGCCCTTGCTCTGCGCGTTATCGTCCAGCCAGTTGATGGTGTCGCCCAGCTCGGCAATGTTCTTGATCGGGATTTTGTAGGTGTTGGCAATCTTGCCCAGGTCTTCGCTGATCTGGTCGGCGGGCAGGTCAAACGCGGTGCTGGCCAGCGCGGCGGTACGGGCGAAGGCTAGCAGCTCGGCCTTGCCCTTGATGCCCATGCGGGCGCCACCTTCCACCAGCGCGGCCAGCTCGGTGGTGGCCATGGGTATCTGCTGCGACATGGCGCGGATAGCCGCGCCCATTTCGTAGTAGGTGGGTGTCAGCTTGCCGCCCGCGTCGCGGGCGCCCTCTACCTGGCGGGCAATGCCCAGCATGGCGTCTTCGTAGGCGCTGAAGTCTTTCACCATGGACAGCACCGGCAGGCCCACGGCAGACCCGGCTGCCATTGCGCTGGCACCGGCACCGGCGATGCGGTCGCGGTTTTGCAGCGCGCCTTCGTACTTAGCGCGGATGGCGCGCTGCTTGGCTTGTAGGCGGTTGACCTTGGCCAAGCGGGCTTGCTGCGCTTCCAATGCGCGGTTGGCATCCTGGATGCGCTGCTGCAGGTGCTCTTGCCCTTGCGCTGCATCAGCAAACTGCTTGCCTGCAGCTTTCATGCTTTGCCGCAGCTGATGAGTAGCGGCAGCCTGCTCGGTATGGGCGGTTTTTAGCTTTTGTGCGGTGCGCTTTGCGGCATCGAATTGCTTTTCCAGGTCTTTGGCCGTGTCCAGTACGGCCTTCATGTCTTCCCGCAGCTCATTGTTTTCGCGCCTGGCGGTGTATAGCTTGCGGCCAGCCTCGTGGCGTTCGGCGCGGAGTGAGTTCAGCTTTCCTCTTTCCAAACTCAGCTGCAGCTTGTCCTCGTCGCTGGCGTCTTTCTTTTTGCTAATGCGCGCTTGCACGCGCTTCAAAGCGGCGTCCTGGTCTTTGTAGGCTTTTTGCAAAGCCATATGGGCTTCGCGTAGCTGCACGATGCGCTGCTTTTCTTCTTCGTACTTTTGCAGCTGCGGGGTGGCGCGTGCTTGTGCCTGCTTGAATTGGGTGGCTAGCTCGTTAGCCTGCCTTTGCGCTTGTTCAAATGAGGTGGCAGCTTCTTGGCGGGCCTGTTTGGCTGTGCGGTAGGCGGCGGATACGCTGTTGCGCATCTTTTCCAGCCCCTCGATGTTGGCTTGTTGGGTGTTCAGTGCCTTCAGTTCGTCGCGGCTGTGCTTCAGCGTTTTGGCTAGCTGGGTATTGTTGCTGATGGCTTTTTTAAGCGGGCCAGTCATCTTGTCTACGGCAGACAGGATGACTTCCAGCTTCAGTTTTCCGATGTTGCTCACTCTTCGGCACCAGATCGTATGCGGGCTTCTTCGCGCCAGGCCATCAGCTCGGCCAGGCTCATGTCGTCAAAAGCCGACGGTGGCCAGTGAAAGATACAGGCCACGTCGGCAATGGCGGCTTCTACTCGGTCGGGGATGCTTCCGGCTGCGCTTGCTTCGGCAGCAAAAAACCGACGGTTTCCGCTGCCAGTGTGGTGAGGTCTACCGGGTCCAGTTTGGCGGCTTCGGCTTCGGTAATGCCGGGTTCGGAAATACGCGGCAGCACCTTGATGATGGCGTCCACATCCATCTGCAGCAGGCTGGCCAGGCTGCAGCCGCGCAGCTGCCCTGCGTTGGGTTTACGCAGGGCAATGGCGGTAATGTCGCCGTTGGCGCGCTTGATCGGGGTTTCCAGGGTGATGGGCTGGTTCATGGTGGTGTCCTTTGTGCAGGCTGCCGGCAGTGGCCGGCAGCGGGTTGGTTTGGGGCGGGGTTACAGGCCGACGTTGCGGCGGTGTGCGGCCAGGCGGTCTACGCCCATGACGCGGAAAATCTTGTTTACTACGTCGATTTCCAGCCACTCTTCGCCG